TCTTTCTTTCATTTCTTTTAATTTTGCTTCCATCTCATCACTTATGCCACCACCCAATGTTTTTAAATGTTCAAAAGATGAAATCCACCATTTCAAATTATTTTCCTCATCACTTAACTCTTTTATTGGTTGTGTTTTTAGCAATTCTTCTTCCAGTTCATCAACATTTTTTGATAACTCGGCTATTGTTTTTTGATATGAACTATCTCTAACTTTGTAGTAATCAATTAGCGTTGCTTGTTGGCGTAGCATTTTTGCAGCATGACAGACACAATACAAGTCTGTAGAGCCATCATCAATACATTCATTTAATGTATCTGCTAATTCGTAGGCGTTCATAAATACTCCATCCATACAGTTGTAGAATCTAAGCGCATTTGCAGTTCACGGTTTTTAAGGTGCAATTCACGAATCATATCCGCAGCTTCTTGCACGGTGTAATCAACCTTTGTTGTTTTCATCAACTGTTCTAATTTGTCAGCTAGTTCTAGCGGTGTCATTGCAATACTCGTGGTGATGGTGGGCTTGGTGGTGATATAGGCACGGTATAAGATGGTGTGCCAACTGCCCATCCTTGCGGGGTAACGACCTGATTTGGATAGATTGTGGCGTTTTGCACTACTTGGCCCTGATTGTTTACTATTTGAGCCTGATTACCCTGTTTTTGTACATAATAAGAAACATTGCCTTGTGGGTCGGTCACCACATAAGTTTGAGCAAAAGTTAGTTGCGAAAAAGCAACAACAATTAAGGAAATAATTAATTTCATATATTTTTTCCCCTATTGACCAAAGTAAAACCACTTGCAGAATAGCGTCTTTTATTGCCTGATTCCCATACTACGACTACGGTGTCATCTTCAAGCATAAAACAACCTTCTTGCGTAAGACCGCTTTGGGTGTAGCTATACACTCTACGCAATTCAGAAAAGGTCTTTTTATTAACTACGCATACTTCGTTTGTTAATACAATAAACCCACCGCCTTCGTTTGGTGATTGAGCAATAGCTTCAGCTTGGGTGGTATTAACGCCAAGCGTTAATAGTAATGCGATGATGTATTTCATATTTCCCCCTTTTAAGTTGGTAATGTAATCGTAAGGCATTATCAACTTTTGTTTATTAGGACTTACCCTAATGTGGGGCAATTTTATTTAATGGCTTATAAATGTGGCATTAAATGGGTTAATGACTTATTTATGTTACTTATAGGTTTATTTATTATATTTATATATAACTTATAGGTTACTGCTCTTTCGGTGAACGAACCTAGCCTACCTAGATTCGCCTTCATCTGCTCCATCGGAGTTACAGAACCCGCCAGTCTTGCGTGGTATAGGCACTAGCTTCGCCACCTATTTTGCGCTGTTTCAACCACTTACCCTTCTAGTAACGCTTGTATCTAAACCGCTACGATGTCGTTAGAGCCGCCAGTTTAGACCGCAGAAATAGAAAAACCCTTTGGGGTTGCTCTAAGTTAGACCCGCTTAATAAATGACTCGAAAACATTTACTAAACGCTCAGAACAACCCAAAAGGGTCTTATGGCTTCGAGTTATCTACTAAACAGGGTCTAATCTGCCCTATCAGTATAAAACAAAATTTTGCGCTATTGCAACTCAGGCCAAATTAAATGCCAAGATTGGGGAAACATATCCTTGCGGGTTACTAGCCCATGGCTTTCCCGTTCTATCTGCGCTGCTAGTTCTAGAAGCTTACTGTGGGGCAAACCTTCATGTTGCCAACGATGCACAGCTTGGGTGGTTACTTTGAATCTGCGGGCGATTTTGGCAGGGCCACCGCATAAATGAATCATTTGTTTGGGTGTAAGTTTGAAGTCCATAAAAGTAATTTTATTGGTTAAGTAGATATTTTAACAACAAATCTTGCACATGGGTAAAAAAAGGTTTATAGTAAAGTTACCTGACTACTCAGGCTAACTTATGGAGAAACTTATGGATGACTTACAGGAATTACACAACGATATGATGGCTGAACAAGAGAAACTTTGTATAGCTTTGGATAAGGCAGAAGATGGCGATATGTTGACATTAGAAGAAATTGACCTAATCAGGTTTCATTGCGGCCTACCCAAAAAGGGTAGGATTAACCCCATTTTGTCTGCTATTGCCGATGATTTTTCTAACATTTTTGGGGGAAAACAATGATAGTTACAGGAAGCGCACCCGTGAAAGAATTTCAAATTGCACCAACTGGGTCACATTTGGCCCGTCTATACCGCATTATTGACCTTGGTACGCAGAAGTCTGAGTACATGGGCAAAGTCAATATGTTGCGTAAAGTAAAGTTTTTTTGGGAATTGCACGGTGATGACTTAAAAACCGATGAAGGCAAACCCTTAATCCAAACCCGCAATTACACGCTGTCGCTAGGCGAAAAGGCTTCGTTACGGAAGGACTTGGAATCTTGGCGTGGCAAATCATTTACCGATGATGAATTGCGGGGCTTTGACCTAACAAATTTGTTAGATAAATGGTGCATGATTACCGTTCAGCATAGAGAATCCAACGGAAAGACCTATGCCGATGCGGTAGCCGTAACGCCAGTACCAGCCGTAGTTGCTAAAGCTGGCTTACCTAGTGGCGTAAACCCAACACTTCTGTTTGATATGCAGAAGTTTGACCAAGCCGTATTTGATAGCCTGTCCGATGGTTTGAAAAACCAAATTCAACAGTCGGCAGAATTTCAAAACAAGAACCGCAAAGTCCACAATGCTATTGAGGATGATGAGGACTTGAGCATTCCGTTCTAGGGGGAATAACCTTTAGGAGAAAGCCATGAACCATGCGATTAAAGATGTGATTGAATCCAAATATACCGTCAAGACTTTTCAAGAACGGGGCTACGATGAGGAAGTGCCTATCATCGGATTTGCTGTTGAGGACTTAGAAACCGTCATTAAAAGCGTGGTCTTGGCTTGTGCCGAGCGTGTCACGGATGACCGAGAGCGCAAGGATATATTATCGTTAGCAAGTTAAGGGGGATTTATGTTAGACAAACTGCACGATTATTTTGAATATCGTGATAACAACCTTTATTGGAAAATAAGTAAAGGTTCTGCCAAAAAAGGCAATTTAGTTGGCTATGTAGATAAAGAAGGCTACAGAAAAGTTTTATTAAGGCCAAAAAGTTACAGGGTTCATAATTTAATTTGGGCCTACCATTATGGTTATTTGCCAAAACAATTAGACCATATTGATGGCAATTCACAAAATAATGCTATTGAGAATTTGCGTGAAGCTACTTATGCCCAAAACAACGCTAATCGTGGTAAACACAAAAGAAATACAACGGGTTACAAAGGTGTAACTTGGGTAAAAACTTGCAATAAATATTCTGCAAGATTGGCTGTTGAAAACAAACGATTGTTTTTGGGTTATTACAACACTCCTGAACAAGCACATTTAGCTTACTCACAAGCAGTTAAGCAATATTGTGGCGAATTTGGGAGATTAAATTGATGATAGTGAAAGAAAATGAAAGTCAATCAGGGCATTGGTATTTACCCAATGGCGATACAGCCTATCGCATCGTTGGCAAGAATGGCAAAGAAAGAAACACAACTGTCAAAGACGCAAGAGAACGGGGTTTACTGCCCTCAGTTACCACCATTATCGGATGTGCGGCAAAGCCAGCCCTTGATGTATGGAAACAACAGCAAGCCATACTCGCTGCACTTACATTACCTCGCCTAGACGGGGAATCAGAAGAAGATTGGCTAAGTCGGGTTGTATCCGATAGCAAAGAAACTGCCAAGCAAGCTGCGGAGCGTGGCACACAAATCCACGGCATCATAGAAGCGTTTTACGAGGGCGTTTACATCCCTGAGTTACCAACCTATGTCCGTGTCGTAGAAAAGGCTATAAACGAGCATTTTGGGCAACAGCTATGGGTTGCTGAGAAGTCTTTTGCCCACGGTGGTTATGGCGGTAAATGCGACCTCATTAGCCGACCCCATTACCACCCTAAAACCGATGGCTTTGTTATTGACTTTAAAACCACCGAAAAGGATGTGGATAAGCTTGATACCTATTTTGACCACCATATGCAGTTGGCGGCTTACAGGCATGGCTTTGAAATGCCTAACGCACGGTGCGCCATTGTGTATGTCAATGCCAACGAAAACAAGGCTAAACTACTAGAGATACCTGAAGATGACCTGAGAATCGGGTGGGAATGTTTTAGTCACTTGTTGGCGTTTTACAGGGCCAAAAACAAACTATAATGGCTACGGGGTGGTAGCTGGGCTTCCCCCGCCCAACCTTCACGGGCTATCACCCCACCTTTACAGGGCGTTAAGCCGCCCCAAGAGGATGTGGCAAGTAGCGAGTTTTGCGGCTTTCTGAGTTACATGAAACAGTCCACCAAATCTTGCCCTGTCTTTTTACTCTTATACAAGACTTAGGGTTTGTCCTAATAAACTTTTCTTTACTATGTGGTATAATGTAGTTGTAGTGATTGAAAAGGGGGAATTAAATGTCTGCATGGAAAAAAGTAATTCGCTATTCATTACGAGTAAATGGCAAATTTGAAAACCAATATACAACGCTAGAAGCTGCTAAACGCCAAGCTGCAAAATATCAAGCAAAAGGCAAATCAACTTTAATCAAAGAAGTAGAAGTTGAATGTATGTCTGTTAATTTTGGTGTAATTTAGAAATTCATAGAGGGGGATTTATGAAAGATGTTTTATTAGGTGTAATTGGGGGGCTAATTGCCTTTGGCATACCAGCAGTTGTCTATGTTTTATATACAGGGGGTATATCGTGAGTTACATCAATACTATTATGATGGGCGATACGCCTGTCGATGTTTACGGCACAGAATGTTCAGCAGAACCCGATGTTGGTTTAATGACTGACTATGTTGACATTGAGGACTTAAAAATAGGCGGTGTAAGCGTCTATGAGTTGTTTGCGTCTTACGGTCTATTAGACAAAGCGCAAGAATACATTAACGATTCGTGGGGGGGGATAATATGAACACACCATACAACACAGGCAAAGTAAAGATTGGGTGCAATTACCAAAAGCCACGGTATGTTGAAGAAGATATGGATATGCTACGGTTACAGTCTTATTTAATCCATGACCCCGCTCGTCTAAAGCGAGAGTATTGGACTAATAAAGTTTTAATTTGGGTTGGGGTGTTTGTTTTAACTATCGCAATCTTGCAAAGCTAATTGTCTAGCTTCTTCAACCCGATTAAGCCATCCACGAATAAAACGGGCTTGGTCGGGTTTTCTTGCCACTATGCCTTGGTAAAAGTCTGTCCGAGCGTCTGAAAACTTTGCAACCAAGTTTTTAGTGTTTGCACCGTTAATCGCTGCCATAGTCCTAGGCCCGATAATTCCGTCAGCCACCACCCCGATAGCCTGTTGTAGCGTCTTAACGCTTCGCCCTGTTCCTGCATTAACGGCAAAATCAAATACCACATAATC